AGCGTTCTTTAGTTAAGGTTGAAGAAGCTAACACTCGTGAGTATACTGCTGCACCGCTGTCGCACTTAATTTTAAGTAAGAGATATTTTGGTGCTTTTTCTGAGTTCTTTCATTACTTTCGTGCAATTGGCTGGAGCAGTCCAGGCATCAATGTGCGTAGTATGGAATGGACGAATGAATTTCGGTACTTACGAGAAGTTGGCTTTCGAGGATTCGATGGGGATTTTTATTCCTTTGATGGTGTTACCTGGTTTTGCTTTATCCTGACAGCAGGAAAAGTGATAAATAGGTGGTACAGGGAACATGATCCCGATTGGAAAGAGGAGGACGATGTCGTCAGAATGACATTATTGTTAGAGGTCTCACAACCAATGCATCTAGCTATCAACTGTGTTTTTCAGGTTTTTTCTGGATGCCCTAGCGGGTATTTTTTAACAGCTGTGATTAATTGCTGTACAAATTACCAGATGAGTGCAGTTGCATTTATGATGCTTGTTCGAGAAGCTTCCTATGAAGTTTGGAAGCGTAATGTGAGATGTAAGCTCTATGGAGACGATAATAAGTTTGCAGTGAGTGAACAATTGATCCATGAATTTAATGGACAGCGACTTGCAGAATGGTATGCCCGTTATGGAATTCGGTATACCCCGCCAGATAAGCGATCACATTGGGGAGAACCTAAGAAAATTGAGGATTTGGAATATCTCAAGTGCAAGACCAGAATTTTGCGTGGCTCTATCGCTGTCCCTTTGATGAATATGGAGAGTATTAACGAAGCTCTAAAGTGGGTTGAAACGAATTCTACTGCTGAGTTGTGGGACACTGTCGCGCAAACGGTTGCCAATGTGATGGATTTTCTTGTATTCTATGGAAGAGCTCTGTTCAATGAGTACAGGGAAGCCATATTGCGAGTAGTTTCATCGCGATATGGTAAGTTTATAGTAGTACCGACCTTCGAGGAAATAATGTATCGTCTAGTGAGTAACGGTGATTTCGATGAGAGGCTCTTATCGACTGAGTTAATGGACGATCGTGATGACGTGAAGAGTAGTGACAGTTCGTCAGGCTATGTACCACTTGTTTTTGTGGATCAGCCCCAATCGGCCTTGTTGAAGCCTGACGAACCTACAGGAGAGGCTATAACCTCAGTTGGTGCTACGATTGAGCATGCTATTCGACCAGACCAGTTGACGACGCATCAAGAACCAGTCGCCCCAGAATTAGCAATGGAGGATATCCCGATGGAGTATTCCGTTATCGCAAACAAGAAGTTTAATGTTGGATCTTATCAGTGGACTACTTCACAAGCCGGAGGAACGAACATTGTTGATTTTAATACTCCATTGGATCTCTTACAAGATCAACAGTTGATTCAAGGCTTTCAAAATTTTAAGTACTGGAGAGGAGACGTAGAGGTGGAAATCATCGTCAATTCGACCCAATGGCATTCGGGATTGCTTGCTATTACTTGGGCCCCTCAGTGTTCCAGAGTTGCTTATGAGAATTTTCGACCTAAAACGGACAAAGTTATGATTTCAAACATTGCCCTTGGCTACATTCATGCTAATACACCTACACCTAAGAGTATTCGAATACCTTACGTAGCTCCCACGAACTACATTGATGCCCTTACAGCGACAGATGCCGACCCAATTGGTAGCTTCGGAATGTTAGGAATTCATGTATTTGACGCTCTGAGAGTAAGCACGGGAACGTCAACAAGCGTGACCATCTCTGTGTGGGTACATTTGTTAAATAGTACCTTTCATTTGCCACGTGGATTGCCACTGACATTAACTATACCTGGAAAGGTGTATGACCAGAGAAAGCGTCGGTTTGTTGAAGAGCCCCAAATGCTAAGACTCATGAATGGTATTCGAGGAGTTACTGCGACAGCCGCTAGAGGTGCAGGATTAGTTGAAAGTGCGGCCTCTTTCGTTTCGAAAGTTGCTCACATAACTAAGGATGGATTAGATAAGTTTTCTACTATGGACAGAGAAAATAAGATGGAGATAGGTCTAATCACCGCAGATAAAGGGTGTGTGCTTGGAAATAATACAATTGACCGAACTTTGCCCTTTGATAAGTTGTCCTTGTTGAGTACTGAGTTGGCACCATCGACAGGAGCTCATTTCTCAACTACAATTGACGAAATGGATATAAGTACTGTGCTGAGCAAGCCGTCCTTTTTACAAAATGTGACTTGGCCCGTGACTGCTGGACCTGGCGCACAATTATATTCCGTCATGATTACACCGTGCATGCGATTGGTGAATGAAACCACAACTACAACAAATCTATCGATCACCTATATGGATTGGGTCGCTGCTCCATTCCGTTTTTGGAGAGGACCAATCAAACTCCACGTTGTGATGCCTACAACACACTTCGTGACCGGAGCCCTCCGTTTTGCCGTATTATACGGGGGAACAGCAGACACAGTTACAGTTGAAGAGGCTGACGCCCAATATTTCACCGTTCTTGACTTAAAAGAAGGAGAACATGAATACGACATTGAATTACAGTGGCCCTCTGACACGGTATTGAAGGAGGTTCTCACTAGTCCTAAGAGTTCTATTACAGGTGAATCCAGGTTAAGTTTCTCTACAGGAATGTTGTATGTGCACGTAGTCAACCAGCTTTCTATCGCTAATGGATCCCCAAGCACGGTTGAAGTTCAGATCTTTTGTTCTGCTCCCGAGTTACAATTGTTCGGTCAAAACATAAATCCTCTGGTTCCGGTAGCTCCCTACTCCTCATCACTCTTTCATCCCCTCGATGAAATAGATTTCCAAGTGGTCACTAATGATGCAGATGTGACTGAATCTCGAGTTGTTGAGTTAGGTACTAAAGGTTCAATGTTGGCTTCTACTACGCCGTTGGTGCGTTGTGTAAGTATAAGGGATCTAAATCGCCGTATGTTCTGGTATCCTTCTGTTAACGTAACAACCTCTGAGGGTTTTAGATTTATTGAATCGACTCTCTATAAGTCTACGGGGACGATCGCGTCACCGATGGCTTATTGGGCTAGTGGTTATGCAGCGAGGAGAGGTGGATTGCGCTGGAGAATTTTAATTAATGCTTCAGCGCGACGATGTTGGGGATTTTGGGATCCTAATGCTTCCAATGTGGCTCCTATAACGACGCCGATTGATAGCACGTTGTCCAATACCTTTTGCTCTGAGTTAGCAAGTACACAAATTGGAGCACTGGAAGTGGAAAGTAGTTTTACAAGTCAGTTTAATTTTGTCCTTTCTCCCTATACTTATCCAACGTCGACATTGGCGGATAGGTTAAATGTCGGGTCACTGGTTTATATGACTAATTTCTTGACTCCTAGTTCCTTTGGTTTATTGTACTCTGTAGGGGGCGCAGATGATATTCGTTTTGGTTGTCTAAATGGACCTCCTCA